GGTTCTTCAGCTAGTGTTTACATTTCACCTAAAACCTACTATCCGAGTTTATAATTATGGGAAATTTATCAAAAGGCAGATACGCATTATTTATTTCAGACAGATCTGGATTAGCATATCCATACACTGAAATGGTTAAAGAATGGAATGGAGCAAGAGTACATACTTCAGAGTATGAACCTAAACAACCACAACTTGAACCAAAACCATACACAGCTGATCCACAAGGATTACCTCATCCAAGACCAGCAAGAACAGAATTTCCAACTACAGATTTTTTACCAAAAAATCCTTTTACAATGACTAATGCATCTACTCAAGTTTCCGTAGATTTTCCTTTTAGTGATTATAAAACAGGAGACTTTGTAAGATTTTATGATGTTAAATCTCCTGTAGGTGGAGTTTCAATTTCTACTTTACAATTAGAAACAACTTTAAATGGGGATATTACTGCAACAGATATTTCTATAACTTTAACAGACTCGTCCGCGTTTCCAAGTCAAGGATACATTGTGATTGAAAAAATAAATGTAGTTTCAGGTTTGTTTGAAAATGAAACTATTTATTACAATGGTAATTCAGCAAACGTTTTATCGAATTGTGTTCGAGGAACAGCTGCTCCTTTCAGAGGACAGACTCCCAAAAACACACCCGCAAGTGCACACTCAAGCGGAGCAAAAGTCTACGGAGCTTATTCCGTGACCATGGTTCCAACAGTAGTTCCACAAGCGGGTCAACCTTCAACGGTTACACAAAATAATAGTTTTACTTTTAACTTAATAAGTGCTGCAAGCAGCACAGAAACAGGAGGCGGGTTCCAATGTTTAGCTGGACCTGTTAATGATAGAGCATGACATACACAGAACTAAAACAAAAAATTAAAGATTATACTGAAGTATCTAGTAATGTTTTTACAGATACTATTTTAAATGGATTCATTAATGATGCTGAACTTAGAATTTTAAGAGAAGTAGATTCTGATAATAACAGAAAATATGCAACAGCTGCTTTAGTTCTTAATACTAGATTTATTGATACTCCTTCTGATTTATTAATCGTAAGATCTGCTCAAATCGTAGATTCAGACGGCACGGCTTCTGCAGATAACAGAGATTTTCTTCAATATCGAGATACTAATTTTATGGCTGAATATAACCCTAAAGGAGAGACAGGTGTTCCAAAATATTACAGTTATTGGGATGAGGATACTTTAGTATTTGCCCCAACCCCTGATGCTACTTACACAATCCAGTTAAATTATATCTTGAAAACTTTGGGATTATCTAGTACAACTCCAACTACATACCTAAGTCAAAAATTTCCCAATGGCTTATTGTATGCTTGCCTAGTAGAGGCTTACGGTTTCTTAAAAGGACCCGTTGACATGCTCCAGTTATATGATAAAAAATACACAGAGGCAGTCAAAGGATTCTCAATAGAACAAATGGGAAGACGAAGACGGGATGAATACCAAGCAGGTGTTCCTCGAATAGGAAAACAATAAGGAGAAAACTATGGCCATAACGCAAGCAATTTGTAATTCATTTAAAAAAGAACTTTTAGATGGAGACATGAGTTTTAAACAAACTGGTGGTGATACGTTCAAAATAGCTCTTTACTCTTCAACAGCAACTCTAAACTCAGCAACAGTCGGTTACAGTGCTTCATCTGAAGTTTCTAACTCTGGACAATACACAGCTGGCGGTGGAGCTCTTGTTAATCTGGGAACATCAATGACTGCAGGAGTAGCGAGATGCGACTTCGCAGACAGATCTTTTACTGGAGTAACATTAACAGCTAGAGGTGCTTTAATTTATAACACAACAATGGGAGCAGGCAGTGGAACTACTGATGCAGTTTGTGTTTTAGATTTTGGAGCAGATAAAACAGCTACTTCAGGAACTTTCACAATTCAGTTTCCAGCGCCAACGTCAACAGCAGCGATATTAAGAATATCGGGCTAATAGGAGGTAAACTCCTATGGCGAGTAAAATTTATACAGTAACCGTTGCTACCGGTAGTTCATACGGCGGTGGTACAGGTAATGTATACTTCTTAGACGGCGTTCGAAATGCGACTGGGCCAGGTACAGTAGATTGGGTTGCGGGTGCAACAATTCGTTTTGAACAAAGCGATGGAACTAATGATAATCATCCGTTAGTTTTTTCCACTAACACAAGTACGTCCGGAATAATTTCTGCGAACGTAACTTATTATCTTGATGGATCTAGCAATCAAGCGAACTACACTAACACAACTACATTTAATAATGGAACTACGCGGTATGTTGAAATAACTCCGCAGAGTGAAACAGATTTTTATTATCTATGTTATGTGCATGGTATAGGTATGGGTGGAGTCATGAATATGACTCAAGATACTTGGAGTGCATTAGCATGGAATGATGGTCAATGGGGTGACCAAGATAATATAACTTTAAAACTTTCTGGTTTTCCTTTACCAATGGCTTTAGGTGATGAAGCATCTACTCCTGACACAGGATGGAGTTCTCACTCATGGGGAGATAACTCATGGGGTAATAATTTAAATTATATTTTTCCAACAGGTCAGCTATTAACTTCAAATTTAGGAACTTTAGATGCTGTCTTTCCTAGTTCTGGATGGGGCGGAGAGTCTTGGAGTGAAGGTCAATGGGGATCAGTTGGTACAGGAAACCAAGTAGTAACTGGATTTGCTTTAACCGCAAATTTAGGTTCTGTGGAACAAACATCAAGCACTGGTTGGGGTAGAGATACTTGGGGATCAAAAATATGGAATGGGTTTGCAGATGTCATTCTTACAGGTCAAGAAATGGCCATGTCTTTTGATAATAATCTTTTAATTAATACAGAAATTAATGGCGGTTGGGGTGGATTAACTTGGGGCGCTACTGGTTGGGGTGCATTTGGTGATGCTTTTGTTTCAGGCGTTAGTGCTACATTAACCACTGGAACTCCTACAATTGATAATGAAATTAACACTGGTTGGGGATCTGACGGCTGGGGTGTTGAAGGATGGGGAGAATCTATTCAAACAGTTTCAGTTTCCGGTCAAACTATGACTGCATTCGAAGGCAGTGCAGGTTTAGCTTTTGATGGTGATTCTAATTTAACTCTTACTGGAAACCCTTTAACTATTACGCAAGGCGATGAATCTGTAAATATTAAAGTAGGTCCAATTGTAACTGGTTTACCAATGGGTATTACTTTAGGTTTTGATCAAGCAGTTATCCCTGCATCAGGATATGCAATGACTGCTGCTTTAGGAACAGCAATTGGAGACAATATTACATTTGCAGAAGTTTCTGCTAAATCTAAATCAACATGGGGTAATTCTAATTGGGGATTCGGAGTTTATGGTAATCAACCAATAACTACCTTAGCAATGGCTATGTCAGAAAACTTCTCTGGCGTTGATCCTGCACCAGATGCAGAAGTTACTGGTCAATCAATGGCTATAAATTTATCTGCTATTAGTAATTTTGTTATTAGAGGCGATGCAAATATAGCTCCATTAGCGGCTATGGGTTGGAGTGATGGAACTTGGAGCGAATCTACTTGGGGTGATGGTTTATATCGACCAGATACTGATGATATTTTCCCAATGACTATGTCATTAGGAACGGCTACTTTAGATGCAAATACCATACCTACTGTTACAGGATTAACTAACTTATTTACTGCGGTTGGAAATGTTACAGAAATAAGTGGAGATGCAAATGTAATACCAACAGGATTTGGGTTGACATTTAGCTTGGGAACAGCTACAAATGTACTGATTTGGAACGAAGTTAATACTGGCACAGCACCAGTTGACCCACCAGGATGGCAGGAAGTTTCAACTAACGCTGCATAATTATAGTTTGACACTATATAAATTATTTAATAAAATAAGAAAATCGGAGAATAAATTATGGCAAACTCTACATCAGCTAGTTTAAAACTTACAGTCCAAGCAACTGGAGAAAACTCAGGAACTTGGGGACAGATCACAAATACAAACTTATTAATCTTAGAACAAGCAATCGGTGGTTATGATGCAGTTGGCGTTACGTCAGGTGCTACTTTAACTTTTTCAAACGGTGCTTTATCAAATGGTAAAAACCAAGTATTAAAATTAACAGGTACAATCGGAGGAGCAGTTAACGTTGTTATTCCTGATTCTATTGAAAAAACTTTTGTAGTAGATAATGCTACTACTGGTGCTTACACAGTGACGTTCAAAACTACTTCAGGAACTGGAGTAACTTGGGCGGCAGCTGACAAAGGCACTAAAATGATTTATTCAGATGGAACTAACGTTGTTGATACAGCGTTTACAGATTTATCATCTGACTTTTCACCACAACTTTCAGCAGACCTAGATGCAAATGGTAAGAATATTACTATTGATACTGCTACAGGTATTATTGATGAAAACGGTAATCAACAAATTACTTTTTCAACAACTGGTTCTGCAGTCAACGAATTTACAGTAGCTAACGCAGCAACTTCTAACCCACCAGCATTATCAGTAACAGGTGGAGACACTAATATTGATATGAATCTTACGCCAAAAGGAGTTGGTAGAGTAACTTTTAATGGTCAAGGTAAAATAGAAAGTGTTGCAGAAAAAGTTACTACAGCAGCTGTTGCAGCTACAGGAACG